AGTTTTGTGGGTGAACGTGTTTCGAGTGATTGATTTTCTACTTGTTCGGTAATGGTTTCAGATTCAATACCCTGAAGGATACCATCAGTTACCTTTGGCTCTGGTGGAGTAAAGATAAGTGATTCGCGTCCATTCGAAGGTTCTTCTTCTGGGATGGGTGTGAGTGATGATTCACCAGTTCCTGCAACTCTCATAAACGGTAGTCGCCTATCAAATATGAGCTTGTCTATTCTGGAACACTGACAGGGTGCAATCGCACATTTACTACACATTCCAAGTTCATTAAGAACTGAAGCGAGTTCTGTGGGTGCAGCCGGTTGAGCTGGGTTATAGTCAATCTTGTGGTGATATCTAAGTGTAGATGTATTAAAGAATACGAGGAGTTGCATACCTGCTTCATCAATTTGTCCTGAAAGAATGGCAAGAGTAAAAGGAATAGTAATTTGTGTAACAGCAGGAGTTTCGAAATCCCAATAAGGTGCTACTTTTAATTCTGAACAACTAGGATCCCATTCTGGTCCGGGAAGTTGCATAACATCTTCATAATTTGAATATGTTCCTTGTACTAAACGACATAAAAGATTGGAGAAAGGATTCTTATTTGATTTAATTACAATTAAAGGCATATGTGATTTGAGATAATGTCTTAAATATTCTCTTGTATTAATATAAGGGTAAGTTGCAGCTACAGTAGATAAATTAAGTGTAAAATTAAATAATTGATATTTATTTGTAGATGAAACAACAATTTGTTGTAAAAACATAAGATGATGATCTTCTCTAGGACTATGATCGAACATTTGTCCATAGGTTTTCTGTGCTTTAGTTGAATTTGGATTATACTGATATTCAAATATTTGTTCTTGTCCTTGAGTAATTTGAGATTCATAATGTTTAAGAATAGCTTTATAACCATTTAATTTAGCAAGATTTTTAGATTTAGCATAAGTAATAAAAATAATTTTGTCATCGTTAGAAAGTAAAGTATATTTAATAATATCTGGATCTTGAGAAATA